GTTTATCTCAAGCCTTAACTGAAGGAGCATTAACAGCTGCAAGAACAATATTCTTAGCAAGACCTAATGGTATGGTGGATATCAACGAGCTTATCTCAGCACAGAATGGTGATATAATTGAAGGCGAGCCTGAAGATGTTGGTGTATTACAAATGCAAAAGTATGCTGATTTCAGGGTAGCATTAGAGAGAGCTTTAACTCTAGAAGACAGGCTTAATCAAATGTTTTTAGTATTTAGTCCCCGAGATGCTGAGAGAGTAACTGCAGAAGAAATAAGAAGATTGACAGAAGAGTTAGAGTCATTGCTTGGTGGTGTTTATACATTACTAGCCGATGAATTACAAAGACCACTTTTAGAAATTTTATTTGACAGATTACTTAACAAAGGTATTCTTGAAGAACCACCTAATGGAGATATACAAGTAGTACTAACTTCAGGATTTGAAGCTCTATCAAGGACAACCAATCTAAACAAATTATTGACTTTATTACAAGCAGTCATGAATATTCCTAATGCTTTACAATATATTAATTGGAATGAATACTTAAACAGAGTAGTAAATGCATTAAACTTAGAACCTAAGGGCCTTATATTCTCCGAAGAAGAGTTAATGGCTAAGCAACAAGCTCTTATGGAAATGCAGATACAACAAACGGCAGCTCAAGAAGGTGCAAAGGCTGCCCTTCAAAAACAACAACAATAATTAGAGGAGGTAGGTAAAATGGGAGAAGCAACTAGAACAACAGTATCTTTAGAACAAGTGGAGCAACAAGAGGTAGTACAACAACCTGCAGAAGGAGTGGAACAACCAGTACCTGAAGTTCAACCTGCAGAAGAAACACAAGCTCCAATTGAAGAGGATGTACAAATACCAATCATTGACACTGAGAATGAACCAGTGGAAGAAGCTAAGGTTGAAGAAGAACAGCCTAAGCCTAAACCTAAGATAGAAGATATACTTCCAGAGTTAGCTAAACTCACAACAACCAAAAAAGAATTAACCGAAGAAGACTTAAAACCTTTCTTAGAACAAGGCTTTGATGCTACAGAAGTAACCTTAGCATTCAAAGGTCTTAAAGCTGAAATAGCTGAGAAGGTAAATGAATTGTATAGCTTGGTTGGAGGAAAGGAACAGTATAACGAAATGGTGCAATGGGCTAACCAAAACTTACCTGTAGAAGAAAGAAAAGAGTTAGCTGATATAATAGCCTCAGGAGACACTAAGCTAATGAAATGGGCTATCTTAGGACTAAACGCAAGATATACACAGGTGAACCAACAAGCTTATGTCTCAGGTACAGCAGCACCAAGTAATGCTAATGTTATTAAACCTTTTGCATCCAAAGAAGAAATGTATCAAGCATTGACTGACCCAAGAATAGACAAAGACCCTGCTTATAGAGAAATGGTATACCAAAGAGCAGCTTTAACTCAACTTTGAACCTTTTGAAATTTTAGGACGTCTATAACAGCGAAACCTTTTAATAGGGAGTTAAATATTCTTGTGGCGGTCTCCTCACTAAGAAAGGAGATAGTAGTCAGTAAAAGACTGACTGCATAAATCCGCCACCTTTTCTATACAATCTTTAGCAGTCCTAGTATTTTAGGGCTGCTTTTATTTTACCTAAGTATTCTACATATATGTAGTTAAACTTTGAACTATTCGACGTTTTCTTGCGTCTAAACGTCACGTAGCCTAATGGCTTCTCTGAGCTGTCTAATAGCTCTGGAAAGTAATTAGTATTGCTGCGGCAATACGAAAGCTTACAGAAGCTTTTAGAAGTCTTCTAAGAAGGATTTAGGCTAGACAAATATTAAATTAAATTACAAGGAGGGGATTATATATGGCAACATTTTTCAGACCAACATCAACAACTCAATATAATGATTCAACACAAGCAGCGGTAGCTTTTGACAATTCTATGGAATTATTTACAAAGGAAGTATTAGCTTACTTCTACAAAATGAACAAATTCCAAAACTTGATTAAAACTAGAGAAATTCCAGAAGGACACTTAAGTGCTGTTTTTGAAGTATCCGGTAAAGCTTTAGGTGGAAGAATCTTCAAACCTGGAGACAAATTGGAACACAAAGGCGTTCCACATGCAAGAAAAAATATCCAAGTTGATGGATTAGTTGTTGCTGAAAGTTGGATTTTCAAGTTAGATAACTGGCTAGCATACTGGGATGTTAGAAGGGAACACGCAGAAGCTTTAGGTACTCAATTAGCCGAAGCTGTAGATAGAAATGCTTTTGCATCTATCTTAAAAGCAATAACAGAAACAGAAGGTTTAGTAAAGAATCCTGATAATTCAGCAAACATATTACCTTCAAGAGTTATAAACTTATCTTCAGTAACTAAAGTATCAGATATTAATACTGAAGCTGAAGTACAAGAATTCTTTAGAGCAGTAAGACAAGCTAGAACATTATTAAGAAAAATGAATGTTTACGATAATGATATTGTATTAGCAATTTCACCTGCAATGTATGAAAAATTATTCGAATACTTACCATTGATAGACGCTGACTACAAAGGAAACGGTAGTATTGCTGATGGTACATTAGGTAGAATCTTTGGTATGAAAATTGTAGAATCCAACGTATTCTTTGATGGCGTTGGAAATAACAATGACTTAGGTGAATTAGCTGCTACTGAATCTGCTGCTATCGGTGAAGACTGGAGCGGTGACGGAGGAAAAGACCACAGAGTATACGTTAAAAACGCTGGCTTATTAGGTGTAGTATTTACAAAGAATGCTGCAGCTATGGCTCATGGCAAAGATATATCTGTAGAAACAGAATACTTATCAACAGAAAAAGGTACATATATTTCAGCAGATATGATTGCTGGGTTTGATAGCTTAAGACCAGAATGCGCTGTTGCTATCATGGGTAACGGTGGAAGCATTTCATTAAATCCATAAGACTTACTTTAAATTAGCCCCTGCTAGTCGGGGGCTTTTCTTTTTAGTAGCCTTGGGAACAAAAGTATAAGCCAAGAAGTCTAAAAGACTGACTATATTTTAAAAGGAGGCGATTAAGGTATGGATAGAAAAGATGCCATAGATAGAGTTCTCTTGTTAGCCGGAGAATTACCTTTAAAATTGACTGAAGATGATGACGCTTATCAAATGGCTAAGAATGTAGTTGATAGTGTTACTTACGAAGTCTTAGCTATGGGTTGGAGATTTAATACTACCTACTTAGAAGATGGTACCGAAAGTATAGACACTGTACTTTTAACAGAAGAAGAGATACAACAACTCCAAGAATCAAATGATGCTGATGAAATACAAAACGAAATATTTAACAGAATTCCTGCACACATTAGACCTGTTATAGTTTCTAGGGCTGCTTATGAATTTGTTGTAGGATATACAGGTGAAAACCAATTTTCACAAGAACTCTATCAAGTTTATTTAACATCTTTAGCACAAGCCAAAGAAACCGAAGTAATGCTTAGTGCTGAATTAATAGACTTTGAAAGGATTTATAAGAATGTTGCAAGTCAGTTATTGAATGAAGAAGGTTGGTGGTGGAATACTATTGAACAAGGAGATACAATAAAAACAAACATTCCAAGAACATTACCACCTATAGCTGATGCTTATGCAAGAATAAAGGCTCAAAGAATATTCCAAGCTCATGCTACAATGAAACCTGAATTATTACTACAGCCTACACCTGAAGAACAAGAGATTTACCAACAACTTTTAATTATCAACAGAAGAAAGTTTTTACAAACATTTAGTCTGGATAAACTAAAGGATACTGTGATTGCAGAATTAAAATCAGAAGCATTAACTAAAGCTCCTGACTACAATACTGCTAACAATTCGGAAAGCGAATTGCACGATGGTCTAGCCGCTATGTACGCTGATATTAAAGCTAAACGTATTTATATGCTAGCTACAGAAAGAGAAAATCCCGGACAATACATTCAACCATCTCAAGATGAAATAAATTTATATCAAAGGCTTGTACAAAGAAAGCTTAGAGAAAACCTACAAGCAGACACTTACGAAGAAGTTTTAGAAAACATCAGGACAGAATTAAAGAATGAAGTCGGATGGTGGTATAACACAGTCGAAAATGAAGATGGAACATTGAGTCCAAGTATTCCTGCAACATTACCACAGATAGTTGATTTATATGCTGAAATTAAAGCCAGAAGAATATACCAAGCTTATACTACTGGACAAGCTGAGTTGCTCTTTAATCCAACACCTGAAGAACAACAAGCATTCTCTAAGATGCTTGAAGAACATTATAGACAAGTTAGAGGTTCTAAAGGTTATAACAGAGTTAGAAAAGAAGTATTGTATGAAGTATTAGCTGAAGGTTGGGCATTTAATACCATTGAAATTACTTATAAAGAATATAAAGATGGTAAATATAAAGCAATTAAAGTTTATCCAATAACAACCTCACAACCAATAAACTTAGACTATTCTACAGGTGTTATAACTTATGTAGATACCAATGAAGAACTTGAAGATGATGTTAAACTTATGGTTATATATGAAGTAGATTATACAGACTTACCTCAATTAGTACAGTCTTATATAGATATTAAGGCTGCCAGATTATATAATTTCTATAACTCAAGTAACCCTATGGTATTCTCTAGTCCAACTAATGATGAATTAGTATATCACGGTAAGATAAAGACTTTATTTAAAGGAAACGCTAAAAGACGCAACTTACTCCCTAAAAATGTCTATTCGCAAAGGAGGGGATAATAAATGTCTGTACATAGAACAGGAAACATCGTACCATTAAAGGGATTGATATCAGGAGAACCTGAAGTTATCCCTGAAGGATATCTAACAGAAGCTGAAAATGTAGTTATACATCCTACACAAGGTATTAGAACGAGACCTGCGATGTATCCTAACGGTTACTTTCAACTACATGATGATATAAAATATGTATTCTTTTCTAAACCTTTTGAATACTTAGGTTCCCCCTATTTATTTGTTTTAGGTGGAGATAACCAAAACCCTGATGCTACAACAAAACTTATTATCGCAGTTATGAATTTACTTAATGGTTCTTTAACAGTGGTGCATAGTTTAGATAAAACAACACACGCCTCCTATTTTAATTATTTGTATGATTATAGTAAAGGTGAAGATGGTTTAAAAATCATAGAAGAAGAGGAAAAAGTAGCTTTGTCTGTTATTGAAGATAAGCTATGGATAATCAATAG